GAGGAGAACTATGATTAACAGTGATGAGGCAGTAGCAAGAGCATTTAAAAAGGCACACGACAAAGCAGAAGCAATAAGAGTTGTAGAAAATAAGGTTATTCAAGATTATATAATAGGGTTTTCTAAAAGCGAGATAAAAAACAGAAACGGATGTACTCGCAAATACGTTAGCAGGGTTATAGAGTGCCATTTAAATAATAAAGGAGAATAAAAATGAATAAAAACGTGACAGACATCAAAACCGCAAGAAAAGAAGATATGTTGCCAGTGGGTGAATGGGCGTGGGATGATTTTAGAAATACGTGGGAAGTAACAGCCGAGGCCACAGATAAAGACACTGCGTGGAAACTGATATTCGACATATGGCAAATCAGGGCAGGTGAGATAGAATGATTGAAAAGCTATATAGATATTACCTGCATTTAAAGCCGGACTATCAGTTTTTGCGAAGGACGGACAGCAAGTCGGAGATGCAAGCGTTAAAACTAGAATACGGGGATAAACTGGTGGTAGAAGAATATAAGAAAGTGAGGGTGCATAATGGAAACTAAATATTATAAAGAAAATTTAAGGAAAACACTGAATAACATTGACGATTTGGCGGTTAAAGCCAAAATGGAATTGACCGAACTCCAAAAGGAGAACTCGAACATAGTTAGGCAACTTGAAGAAAAAATGACAAGCAAATCAGATAAGATTGTTGTCGGCGCAGACGATTTAATCGGAAGGAAAATTACTAGAATTGTGCAAGTAAACGGTCGTCGTTCTGATTATGTTGGCTATTTGTTAATGGAGTGTGAAGACGGTGAAAGGGTTATAATAAAAGGCAATAAATCAGGTGCATATGACCAGCCTGTCCTAACACCAGAGGAAATGAAAGATAGTGGGTTTTATAAAGAAAAAGAAATACAAGATAGGATTAAGTATATTGAGGGTGATAAAAAAAGAGATGAAGAAGACAGGATAAGGAGGAAGAAAAGAGAATTAGAAGAATTGCAAAAAGAATTAAAGGAGGCGAAATGATGGAAGACATATTGAGCTTTAAAGTAGCACCCTATGCTCTGCAGGATGTCCTTGATGCACTATCAATAAGACCGGACCATAGAGGATTTTATAACAATTTGGTAGTTACGAAAGAAGATGGAGAACTTGTTGTTTTATGTACTAAAATCTTTATCAAAAGAAATGCAAGTGACATGAATACTTGCTGTGAACTAGATTTGGAGGACAAGTAAATGAGTGATTATAGGATACAAAAAGAAAAGTACGACGAATTGGTTGGCGATGTAGTGGATAGCGTTTTGCAAGGTGATGGATTTCCGGCAGCGCCACCGTTGACCAGAACCGAGGTGTTATGCGAGGGTTGTGTCCACCAGACAGTATGCAGACACGCAGACGATTATTATGATTTGTGTTTAAAGGCCGAGAAACTGCAAGACGAAGATGAACGCATATATAAGCTGGCCGTTGAATGTTTAGAATACATGGAGGTGTAAGGATATGAATGATTGTTTAGAGAATATGACGGGCACTGTATCTATTCATGAGTTTGACAAAATGTTTAATGAACACCAGAAATTAGGACACCAAATTGATAAATTAGCAACTTTTATCATGGAAGAGATTGAGGGAGAACCCATGCAAAGCCAAGGCGCTATCGACACAGCTATAAGACTCCTAGGAAAACAGTCACACGTACCAGAACGCAATGAAATTTTGGATAGCGGCGAGCGACGCGAGTTTGAGACGGGCGCGGTCCGCGATGTTAGTAATAACTCCGGTCGATGTGACTTGTTGCCTTTAATCGTTGTCGGGGAACTCATGCAAAACATACCACTAACCTTTATCGGCAAGTACGTAGAGTGCGGTGGAGTCCAGCGCTTGTATGACGCGATTAAAGGAATTGTCGACGGGTTGCCGGATGCCATGCTACAACTTGCGGTTCATTTCGAAAAAGGCGCCAATAAATATAACGACCGTAACTGGGAAAAAGGTATTCCGCTGCATTGTTATATTGACAGTGCGGTCCGACATTATCTGAAATATCTAAGGGGCGACAAAGACGAAAAGCACCAGACCGCCGCTATTTGGAACCTAATGTGTGCAATTTGGACGCACGAGAACCGTCCGAGTATGATTGACTTGCCATTCGCGAATTTGGGCGACAAGGCAGGCATGACGGGTAAAGACTTGTTTGGTGATCTGTGGCCAGAGGAGAAAGACGAAGAAGATGATGATGAATAAAAAGCAGATTTTGACCGAGGGTTTCAAGGTGGCGATTGTGTTATTTTGTATAATATACGTTGACACGGCTATATTATTGGTTGTCCTTATTCTTTTGGTTTGTATGTTGGTGCCTGCGGTCGTAAGATTATTGAAAGGGGTATAAATAATGGCTAATGACAAATTGAACGCGAGTGGTTGCTATGATCCAACGGCATACAAAGCCGTCAAGGAAGTAAGCGCAGAGGAACGTGCACTGAATATCCGTGTACATCGGCTGATCAAGATATTAAAAGAGATCGTCGACATTGCGGGATTTGAGTTACTATTTCGGATTGAGGTGCGGGACAAAGAAACTCGGAAGGAGTTCCGATGATAAGCAGAAGCACAGAACTGGCGCAGGTTGTCCGTAAACGTGTTTATGACACGAATCCATACGAGTGGGCTGAAAACCCAACACAGGGGAACGTGGCAACGCAGGGAGCCATTGTGGGATGCGAGGTTAACGAATGAATATAAAAGATAGGTTAAAAGCCTACAAATGGACGCGAGACAATATTGCGGAGCTGGAAGAACGCCTAGTTGAGATTGACACGAGGCTTTATAAAACAACATCACACATGAGTGCTGAGCCAGGCAGCCCAAATTCTGGCGGTGGTGATCCATGGAATAGCTTGATTGCGCAGAAGATTGAGATTGAGCAGAAAATACAAAAAGAAATAGAATGTGGTTATGTAGAGATGCGGACTATTGAGGCTTTGTTTGACAGTTTACCTGAGCGCGAGAAGTACCTGATGCGTGCGCGGTATGTTCGCGGTTTATCTTGGGAGCAGATAGCCGTAGATATGGGCTACAGCTGGCAACATATACACCGATTGCACGGTGAGGTGCTTGAAACCTTGCGGGAGGAAGTAAAACAATGACCACTAATACTAAAATGGATAAGGAAAATGCCTATAAAAATTTAGCGGCGGAGATTGTCAACAAGGCGGTGACCAACTACAAAAGAGCACTAGAAGACATTAAGAAGGAATCTCAGGCTAAACGGCCGAGGAACGAAAAAAGAGAAATCGAAACCTTTTTTAGATCACAATGGTTTGAGCGTCTAAGCGATTTGGACGGAGAAAGAGTGATAAATAAGCTAAATGAGTGAAAGTTGCATAGCAATGAGAGGGAATGCGAGGGATTAATATGATATAGTTATACTAGGCCAAAGGCCTAGAGACGATAGCTGAAATTACTGGGCTATAACTGTATCCGCAAGACAGAGGTTACCTCACAGTTTTCCTCCTTTCTATTTCCCTCAGCCGGTTTGGTCGGTTGGGGGTTTTTAAATATAAGGATGGGTGTTGATAGTTTTTAAAAGTGCAGCCAGGGTGAGAGACAACGCCTAGGGGTTGAAGAATGCAGTTGATAAATAAGGGGGTGGTGGTATGACTAAGCAAGTAACTAAAAAAGGCAAGTTTCATCAATGGAAAACAGGGGATGGATTGATAAAGTTAGAAGCTTGGGCAAGAGATGGATTAATCGACGAGGAAATAGCCGATAAGATGGGGATAAATCCAAGCACACTGTATGTTTGGAAGAATAAGTACACAGAGATAGCCGAGGCCCTAACAAAGGGAAAAGAAGTAGTCGATATAAGAGTAGAAAATGCACTACTTAAAAGGGCATTAGGCTTCACCTATGAAGAAACTAAAATAGTACAGGAAAAAGATGCTTATGGCAAGGATAAAAAAAGGCAAGAAAAAACGACCAAAACAGTTGTTCCGGATGTTGGAGCGCAAATATTTTGGTTAAAGAATAGAAAGCGTAACGAGTGGAGAGACAAACAGGACATAGAACACAGCGGGAAACTAGGGGTTACAATAGTTGACGACATAAAATGACAAACATAAGCGAAAAGATACTTCCTAACTTCAGCGACCTATGGAAAGCTTGCAAGGATAGTAACATACTTAATGTAATTGCCAAAGGTGGCAGGAATAGTAGCAAGTCTACCACCATATCAATAAGGCTAATATTTAATCGCATGAAGTACAAGAGCCATGCCCTAGTTATAAGAAAAATAGACAAGACAATACGCCGATCATGCAGAGAGCAACTAATTTGGGCTATTAACCATTTAGGGGTAGAGGACTCTTGGTACTGGTCGAAAACTCCAAGTGGTGACATGACCTTAATATATACGCCTACAGGAGCATCGATATTTTTTGAAGGGGCTAACAATCCCGAAAAGATTAAATCTTATAAGACATCAGATATGCCGGTTACAGATGTATGGTTTGAAGAGTTGACAGAATTTAGAGAAGAAGATGAAGTTACAACAATAACTAATTCTATATTAAGAGCAGAACTAGAGGAGGGGCTTTTTTATAAGTTCTTTTTTTCATACAATCCGCCCAAACGAAAACAATCATGGGTCAACAAAAAATATGAATCCGCAATAATACCTAAGCATACGCACGTGCATCACAGCGATTACAGAGATAATCCTTTTGCTTCTAACTTTTTTATAGAAGAAGCTAAACACATTAAAGCAACTAACGAAAGGCGTTATAAGTGGGAGTATCTTGGATTACCTATAGGTAGCGGAATAGTTCCGTTCGACAATCTGACATTTAGGACAATAACGGACAACGAAATAAAATCATTCGACAATATCCGTCAAGGGATTGACTGGGGATACGCAGTGGATCCTTTTGCTTTTGGTAGAATACATTACGATAAAACAAGAAGAAAGATATATTTTATAGATGAATACTACGGGGTGAAAATAAGCAACCGAGAAGCAGCGGAGTGGATAAAGAAAAAAGAATATGATAAGGACTTGACAATAGCGGACAGTGCAGAACCAAAGAGTGTAGCCGAAGTAAAGTCCCATGGCATAAATATAAAAGGTGCCAAAAAAGGACCGGGCAGCGTAGAGTATGGCGAAAAATGGCTAGATGATTTAGAAGAAATAGTTATAGATATAAAAAGAACACCTCATACGGCTAAAGAATTTGAGGAAATAGACTACCAGGTAGATAAAGATGGTAACCCAAAAGCCAAGTTAGAGGACAAGGGGAACCATTCAATCGACCTCGCGAGATATAGCATGGAAAACGATATGAAGCAAGATAAGTGGGGGTTTTAGGATGAACAGAATTAATATGATACAGGTACCCAAAGAAGTAACAAAAGTGATAAGGGCCTACATTGACGATTTTGAAGGATCGCAATTAAGGTACAAGATGAAACTAGGCCATGATTATTACCACAGTGACAACACAGAGATCATGAAACGAAAGATGCTTATTTATGCGGAAACGGACGAGGGAGTGCCATACGAAACAGAGGATCCCTATAAGTCTAATAATAAACTGCCTTCCGGATATTTTAAGATGTTAACTGACCAAAAAGTGAATTATTCACTGGGTAAAGACATAACTTTTAAGACAAACGATTCCGATACACTCAGCGGTAACTTAGGCAAAGGGTTTCAACGGTTACTTAAAAAAGTAGCTACAGAAGCATCTACAAGCGTTATAGGCTGGCTTCATCCATATATCGACGATAAAGGCCAACTCAAAACGAGGAACGTGCCTAGCGAACAAGTTATTCCTGTGTATCAACCATATGATAACAGGGCGTTAGAATTGGTGATCCGCTACTATCAGGTTACGGTACGAAACGTGGATGGCGAAGCTGTTAGGGTGACAAGGGTTGAGGTATGGGACGAGGAAGAAGTTACCTATTACCAAGAGAATGATAAAACCAGCTTATTCAATCTACTAGACCAGCAAGAGATGCGAGACATATTCCGTAGAGAATTTGATAATCCCAAATATCATTTCCAGCGAGACATAAAATACGGTCAAAAGACAACACGAACAGAAGGCTTAGCCTGGGGCATGGTACCTTTTATACCGTTATACAATAATGATTCTGAGGAGTATGACCTCAAGCCTATTAAGTCATATATTGATGCTTATGACATTGTAAGTAGTGACTTTATAAACAATCTTGAAGACTTCCAAGATATTTATTGGATATTAAAAGGCTATGACGGTACCAAACGTATCGGAGTTTTTAAGTCAGGTTAAGAGATACAAAACATTAAAAGTATCTGACACGGGGGACGCCAGAGCCGAGACCATACAAATACCATATCAAGCACGCAAAGAAGCCAAAGAAGGATTGGAGCAAGATATATTTACCTTTGGCATGGGGGTTAATACTAACCAAATAGGAGAGGGCAACATAACCAACGTAGTTATCAAAAGCCGATTTACTAACCTGGGTTTTAAGGCAAGCCAATTTGAAGGCGAGCTAAAAGAATTTTTATATACCCTTATTGATTTTGTGAATAAATATAGAGAAATAAACAGGGAATCACCGATAGAAGTTGACGACATTGTTTTTAATCGGTCGGTGATCATGAATGAGGTCGAGCTTCTCAAAGCTAATCAAGAGCAACTAGGTGTCGTATCAGAAGATACAAGGTTAGCTAACCATCCTTGGGTTTCAGATACTGATGAAGAAGTTAAGAAAATGAAGGAGGAAAGCGAGGGGGATATTGATC